GGTCGTGCTGCCAGCGCTTGGCGGCACCGAGGCGGGCGCGGAGGTTGCTTCGCTGCGAGCTCATGCCTACATAAGAGCACGGACATTGCACTGCTGAATAGCGTGATGAATGCGGCTTTGCCACTGCTGAAGCATGCTCTAACGTCATTAGTGCAATGCACTGTTTCGTCATTGACGTTTCGCTCAGGAGTAATAGTCCACACCATTATCAGTACTTTCCATGAGTTTTGTCGAAAGGCTTGTTTTGCCCCTTTCCATAAGCAATGGTGCTTTCACCAAGCCGACAAACTCACCCACCAAGGAAGCCCATGACAGTCACCCGGAACGTCTCCCTCCCGGAGGAGGTCGACGCCCGCCTCAAGACCCTGACCCGCGAGGAGATGCCGAACTTCTCCAAGCTCGTCTCCCGGCTGCTCACCCGCGAGCTGGACCGCCTCGACACGGCCCGCGCCCGCAAGGCCGAGAAGAGGACCACGTGAGCACGACCTACCCGTCCCAGTCGCCTGAGTACAAGCGGGCGTACGAGTTCAGCAGGCGACTCAAGCAGTTCGACATGACACGAGAGCAGTACGACGCGATGGTCATCGCGCAGAGCGGTCTGTGCGCAATCTGTGACCGTCAGCTTCGTCGCCCGTGCATCGACCATTCGCGCGTCACCGGCCAGGTCCGCGGACTGTTGTGCCAGGACTGCAACGGCGGTATCGGCCTGCTCGGCGACGACTTCGAGCGGGTCAAGCGTGCAGTCGAGTACCTCAAGCGCTGGCCTGCTGCCCTGGACGCTGACGCATGACCGACGAGAAGAACGTCCGCCGCTACCGGGTCGAGAAGGTCCCGCTCAAGCCGGGCGAGCGGCCAGTCCTGACCCACGAGCCCAAGCCCGAGCTGCCTAGCCCAGTGCTCGCCTCTCGCGGCGATGAGTTCGCAAGGATCAACCGCCGGAAGAAGTCCATCCGCACCCAGATCCTCACCACCTGCAGGGCCATCCAGAACATTGCCGACACGTTCGGCGACTCCCCCGAGCTGCAGGCCGACCGGGCCGAGCTGGTGGCGCTGCTCGACATCCTGGACAACGGCCTCCCTGACGATGACAAGGACGACTTGTGACCATCACGACCAAGGTCACCGCCGCACTGGCGCTGGCCGCAGCCCTCACCGCTCTGTCAGGCTGCAGCGACGAGCCCGAACACCCGTACACCTACCGGGAGCTGGTGAACGCCGACGTCGAGTGCGACGCCGAGGCGCTCGGCGAGGCTCTGAACGGGACGTCGTCGCCGAACGAGGCCAGGGAGGACGTCGAGGGAGGGTTCTCCTCGACCGACGTGGACTGCCTTGGCGACAAGCTCCCTGAGCTCACCGACGCCCAGCTGGACGACTGGTCGGACTACGTCGAAGAGGTTCAGGCGGCGGAGCTGGACGCGAAGTACGACTGACCCCCCAGCACGAGAGGGCTCAGCCGAAGTACTGGGCGATGTCGTCGGTCCGGGTGTCGTGGTACGTCCGGAGTGTGGTCGCGATGTCGGAGTGTCGAAGCGCCCTGCTGATCAGCATCACCGGGGCACCACGGTCCAGCGCAGTGGAAGCGAACCAATGACGGAGACCGTGCACCGTCATCCCCTCGATGCCCACCCGGTCGAACGCCCGCCGCAGCCCCTCGCGCACCGAGTCCGGCTTGTCCCACTCGGTGATCCCGTGCACGCGTTCCAGCAGCCACTCAGGGCACCACACGTCGGCCTCCGCGGTCTTGGGCACCACGATCCTGGTGACGGTCGGCTGGCCGGTCTGCCTCAGGGTCTGCACCTGTCGGTCGATGCGCAGGTGCCGACCGTTGACGGAGTCCCTCGTCACGGCTGACAGCTCACCGAGACGGAGCCCGACGTACATTGCCAAGAGGCCGCGCGTCTCGTACTTCGACGTCATCAGCGCGAGCCTGAGGTCCTGTTCCGACGGCAGGTCGTACCTCCTGGGCACCGCCCGCCCGATCCTCAGCTTGTAGCCGAACACCGTGCGCGCGGCGATCAGTGCGTTGCGGCGTGTGTTGGGGTTCGGCAGCCGCCAGGCTGCCTCCTCGACTCGCTCCCGCGTGACGGCCGAGACCGGCTCGTCGTGGCCGATCCCGAGCTGGGTCAGGCACCGCAGGTAGCAGATCCGGGTCGAGGGCCTCAGGTCCCGTTCCAGGGCGACCTGATTGAGCCGACCTCCCACGGTCTGGCCATCACACTGTTCATTCAGTTCTGTCGCTGTCGTCACTACGTCGCTCCTGTTTCCAGGATGACTTCGCACAATCGCCAACAATAGCTGGGGAAAGCCTCCGTGCGGAAGCTTCCTGCTTGCCCATGCGCACATCATGGCGCACGCCGGTTCGCGCGTGGTAAGTCATCACACTGTTCGGTCAGCGCTGACTGTAGCTCACCTGTCGCCGTCCTCGCGGTCCTTCCGGTCGCGGCGCATCAGGAGCTCGATCCGATACCCCTTGAGCAGCGCGATCACCAGCACCAGCGCCAACGGCGCGATCGCCACGATCGCGATCAGGGCGACGTCCCGAGCCTCACCGGTCACCTACACCCACCGGGTCCCGTCCCACCAGGACATGTTCTTCGGCACCGGGCTCCCGGCGCTCGTCGCAAACGCCCCGATGATCGGCTCGTTGTACTCGACCTTCAGCCACACCGCGTCGACGTTGTAGGGGTTCGCACCGCTGATGGCGGTGACCTTGATCGTGCCCGCCTTCGCGGTCGTGGACCCCAGCGCTCCTGCCGACAGGTTGAACTCGAAGTCCCGCGGGGTGGAGCTCGCCGGGATCACCATGCTGTACGCAGTGGTGTCGCCTGCGCCGAACGCCAGGGTCATGGTGCCACCACCCGGCATCACCACCCGCGCGCCCATGGTCATCTTGGTGACCGTCGCGTAGTCGCTGATCGAGTTGAAGTTCGCCCCCACGTTGACGGTGATGACGTTCCCGATGGTTGCGTAGGTCACGTCCGGCGCACCGAGGATGTTGTTCGGATTGGTGATGCTGTTCTGGCTGGCGATCGTCAGGCCGTAGCCGGTCATGACACCGGACCCGGCACTGATCCAGATGTCACCGACCGCAGGGTCGGCCGGTGCCGTCTTCGAGACGGTGGTCTTGCTGCCCCCGCTGCCGCCTCCCGCCGGGCCGGTCGGACCGACCAGACCCTGGGGTCCGGTGGGTCCCGGAACAGTGCTGGCCGCTCCGGTGGCACCAGTAGCGCCAGTGGAACCTGCGGGTCCAGTCGGCCCCAGCAGACCCTGCGGACCGGTAGGTCCGGTGTCGCCCTTGGGTCCTGAAGGACCAGTGGCCCCGGTCTCCCCGACCGCGCCCAGCCCGGTCAGTCCTTGAGGACCGGTCGGACCTGGCAGACCCGTCGGGCCGGTGCTGCCGGTTGGCCCGGTCGCTCCGGTCGCACCGGATGTCCCCGGCACTCCCTGCGCACCGCTGGGGCCCTGCGCTCCTGGTGCTCCGGCGGGGCCTGTGGGGCCGACCGCGCCTTGCGGGCCCGTGGGTCCCACCTCACCGCCGCCAGTGCCCCCACCCGTGCCTGCGGGTCCCTGCGGTCCCGTCGGACCGGTCGCGCCGACCTGTCCGGGCACGCCCTGCGGACCCTGGACGCCCTGTCCGCCCTGGGCTCCAGCGGGTCCCGACGGGCCGGTTGGTCCGGGCACTGTCGAAGCAGCGCCCGTCGCCCCCGTCGGGCCGCTGGTCCCTCGCGGTCCGGTTGCGCCGGTCGGCCCCGTGACCGTCGACGCCGCGCCCGTGGCACCCGTGGGTCCGGTGGATCCCGTGGGTCCCGACACCGTCGACGCTGCACCTGTCGGCCCGGTGCTGCCGGTGGGTCCCGTGGATCCGGTGGGTCCCTGCGCACCGCTCGGTCCTGAGGGTCCCGAGGGACCGGTCGGACCCCGCGGACCGGGGACCCCGACGCCCACGTCGGTGGACACCGCGCCAGGCGTGAGGACCTCCAGGTCGAGCGCCAGCTGCTCGCCGACCACGATGTCAGTCATCTCAGACAGCCTCTCGGGTGACGTCGGGTGCGGCGGTCAGGCCACCGGCGACCACGGTCTGGACCGAGGTGTCGTCGCTGTACCAGTCCACCTGGATGTCGTAGAACGCCTTCGGCGGCAGGTCGCGGGCGTTCTTCGGGGACAGGTTCGCGACGATCGTGTTGCCGGTGACCTGCACGTCGAACGCGGCAGCCACCTCGGTGTCGTCGTACTGCTCGCGGACCTGGGCGGTGACCGTGGCCTCCGTCAGGTCGGCGGGGGTGGTCTTGGCGGCGTCGGTCCACAGCGTCAGCTTGAGGACGAGCGAGTCGCCTCTATAGTGCGCGAGGTTCGCCTTCATCGGGATAGGCATGACTCACTCTCCTTCACTTCTAGTGTGCGGCCTGGTGACTCTCATGGCGTCACGTCCCAGTCCCACTCGACTTCGATGGCCATGTACGCCACGTCGAAGGTGCCGTTGGGTCCTCTGGCACGCAGAGTCATCTCGCTCTTACCTGCCTTCAGGGCTGTCAAGCGAGACGCGGGGAGTCTGCCCTCGAACCAGCCAGACACGTAGCGCGTGAAGGCGGTGGTCACGGGAATGCCACCGCTCAAGGCGATGCCGTCGTACGGGCTGGGGCTTCCGAAGTACACCGCTCCTTCGAGAGTGCTTGCAGCTGAGTTCCTGACCCGTGTGATGGCCCTCCACCGGACCTGGACGGCGTCGGCAGGGATGGCCGCCGCGGTGGTCATCGCGCCGATGGTGGTCAGGTAGTACTGCCCGCTGGGTGGCTTGAACGCGGCCTCGACTGCGGCGTCGAACCCGACGTTGTCCATGGTGGAGTAGCCGGTGTCGTCGTCGGTGTGGACCGACGAACCCCACGACGAGTTGGCGTTGATCTGGGGGGTCTGGTTGTAGGTGATTCCACCTGGCCCGCCGAACTGGGCGCTGCTGACGAAGTGGTCAGTGGTGTTGGTGTCGGTGCCGTTCCCGATTCGGAAGTAGTAGTCCACCGCGGTCATGGGGATGATCACGCTGCCCCCCGTTTCCTCCGGCGGCAGCGGGTGCTCGTACCACTGCAGGATGCAGAGCAGGTCGCCGCGCGCCTCGACCTCCACGATCGCCCCAGGGGTGGGCATCCCGTGCAGGGGCACTACACCAGTGATCACCTCGTCGAGGATGATGACCGTGCAGGTGTCGTTGTCCGCCTGCACGGACTGCACCCACCCGGCCGAGGGCCGCTTGAACGGCGTCGGGTGGCCGGGGTCGTACCGGTCGTCGCGACGCGAGCGCGGGACCCGTGGTGGCTGGGCGGCGAAGGGCTTCATGGCGTCGCCTCCTCGGGCAGGCAGCTCTCGCGCCACCTGATCTGGGTGACGACCGCGCTGGTGCGGGTCTCGAAGACAAGGCGCTCCTGCGGGTACGCCCCTTCGGCGAACGCCCCCTCCCAGTTGGCGGCCGGGTCCTGTCCGTTGTTCCATCCGTAGGGGTCTTCCCAGCCCTCGGGGGACACCTGGTAGCCGAACTGCAGGAGCTCGATAGCCACGTCCTCGTTGTCGATGCTGTTGCGGATGAAGTACCAGTAGCTGTCCCACAGGCTCACGCCGTCACCGTCGGTGAACGCGGCGCTGGTGTAGATGGAGGATCTCAGGCCCTGCGGCTCGGCGGCCAGCTCACAGGTGATCTCAATGTCGTAGACCTTGTCGTGGTCGAGGATCAGGCCGGGGATGCCGAGGTCGGCGTTGAGTCCGTGTGTGCAGACGATCTTCCCGCCGGTGTAGGTGGCGGTGGTGTAGCCGAGGTCGGCGATGGTGACGTCGGCCAGGTCGACGGTGACCCAGGGACCAGGTTCGCAGCCAGTCTCGGGCTCGGGCAGCGGGCCCTCGTACCAGAAGGGGATGACCAGGAGGTCGCCTCTCGTTTCGACCTCCACGACCGCGCCGACGAGAGGACGCTCGCCGAGATAGATCACGCCACTCACGTCCTCGTCGAACATCTTGACGGTCACCGTGTCGTCCTGCAGTGACGTCACGTACCCCGCTCCAGCGCGCTTGTAGGGGCTGGGGTGGCCTGCGTCGTAGCGGTCGTCACGCCGTGAGCGTGGCACGCGGGGCGGTGGCGGGGCGCGCATCAGCCTGGGTCCGTGACGTTGAGGCTGCGGGTCCTGATCCGAGCAGGTGATTCTCCCGAAAGATCCAGCTCTATGCTCGCGACGTAATGCGCCTCGGTGCGCCCGGCGTACTTCACCCGGACTTTGTCATCTGGTTCGAGCCAGTACAGCCCAACGGCGTCAATGTCGACGGAGCGGATCACCCCGCCGCGTCGGTGCAGCAGCCGCTTCGCCCGCTTCTTCTGGGCGTTGACGTTGGAGTTGTTGATCCTCTTGACGTTCTTCTCGATCACGATCGGGGCTCTCCCGAACCGATCGCCCCAGGCGATGGATCCGGTGGCGTGGGCCTGGATCTGCACGTTGACGCGGGGATCCCCGGCCTTCGGGTTCGGGATCGGCTGCAGCTCGTCGTCATCGTCGGTGTCGTCGGGGTCGACCTTCTCCCCGTCCTCGGTGGTGTCGTCCGGGTCGTCCTCCTTGTCACCCGACTCGGCCTCCCGCTTCTTCCGCGCGGCCAGCGTCTGCGAGATCGTCTCGTGAAGGTTGATCACCACACCGTTGATCGCACCCTCGCGCGTGACCGCGGTGGTGAGCGCGACCAGGTTGCCACCGGGTCCGTCCTCGATCACCGCGACCGGGTTGGAGACGGTGCCGATGTCGGGCTCCCCGTCCGCGCCGGAGAGGGTCTCGTTGTCGTCGTTGGTCAGGGCACGTCTGATGACCAGGTTGCCCTCGCTGTCGTAGAACGTCTCCATCCCGCGAGACGCAGCGATCGCCATCGCCATCTCCCACCGCGAGGTGCCTGCCTCGGAGACGGTGTGGGGCTCGCACTTGGTGTTGCTCGCGGCCTCGATCGCGTGGATGGTGAACACCTTGTCCGGCAGCGCCTCCTCGGTGATCTCCTTGATCGCGTTCCTGATCGTTTGCTTGTTGTAGCTTCTCTTCTTCTCGTAGATGTACTGGTCGACGACGAACGCGTAGTCAGCGCACTCGATCGTCTGGATCAGCGACGGCCACTCCGAGGTTGTCGTCACGATGGGGTATTCACCTTGTTTGAGCCAGGGCAGCCAGGTGCCGTCCGAGCGGTCGATCCGGCACCACAACTTCACGACTTGGCCGAACGGCGCGAGCGGGTCGGACGCCTGATCGGGCACCAGCTCGCCGACGGTGCCGACCTCCAGTGTCAGGTGCCGACGGATCGGGTCGGAGCTGTCGAGGGAGAGCGTCCCGCCGACGATCGGCAGGTCCGTGTACAGCTGCACCTCGACGCCGCCCTGCCAGCGGTAGATGTTCGCCAACCACTCCAGGGTGTGCGGCTGACTGCTCCTTGCCTCGAACTCAGCCGCGTCCTCTGCGGAGAATCCCCTGTCCGTCAGCCTCGCCACGAGAGATCACCTCGGGTGGTCGAGCCTCCAGTGGCAGGACCCGCAACGAGCGCTGTAGTGCTCAGGGTGCAGGCAGTAGACGAGGCCACGAGGACCAACGAGTTCCTCGGGGCACCCGTGGTCGTACGACCAGTGGTGCGCAGGCTTCCCACAGTCAACGCAGACCTGGTCGGCTGCACGACCCTTGACCTCGGGGAGGTGCAGATGCGCGGCCCAGTAGGTCGTGGAGAGGCGAGGTCGCCTTGACTCCAGGACCACGTAGGGCGAGCCATGCTTGCGATTCCGGTCGTAGTGCAGGCGGCAGTAGCTCGCTGTCGTAGCTGGATCGTCGCAGCCGTCAGCTGCGCACTCAATCTCAGGACGTGGTGGCGGCTCCCACTCGGGATCGCCGTGATCGCGCCAGCGGTAGTAGTGCTTGTTGCACCACCCGCGCGCCTTGTGGGGATCGGAGCATCCGTCGATCGAACACTGGACGATACTGTTTGCCATGTCGTGCCACCTCTTACCCAGGTGAATCGGCAGCCCGTCAGGAGCTCGAACTCCTGGCGGGCACTGGCCTCCATCATCCCACTCATCAGCCCACCGTGACCGTGCGGGTCCTGGTGTGGAACCCCTCGCCCGCTCCGCCGAAGCGCAGTTTGATGCCGTGCGTGCCGCGGTTGAAGCGGACGTGGTACGGACCCTGGCCGTAGTACTTGCCGACCTTGTTCTCGATGGCTCCGTCGACGGTCCACTCCCACGTGTCGCCCTGCCCGGTGGAGGTGTCGGTGAGCTGGACCCACTCGTTCGCCGCGGGCGTGAGGTTGCTGATCGCGAACGACGCCTCCGGCGGGTTCGTCATCTTGTCCAGGTCGCCTACCCGGTGGATCAAGGGAGCTGATCCGTCGATCTCGACGTAGTCGATCGTGACATACCGCAGGTCTGCATTCTTCTGTGTGGCTTGCTCGATCTCCACGTCCAGCGGGATCACGCGCATGTCGTCGAGAAGCAGCGCCGCGTCACCGCCGGACTGCACCACGAACGGGCGAATCCTCCCCGACTCGGGGAAGACCACCCTGCGCAGCGCGTTGTACTGCCCGAGGTTGCGGGTCAGCAGGGTCATCGACCCGCGTCGGGCCTCCCTGCTGTCGGACACCATCACCGGGTACTGGTTGCCCATCACCGCGAACTCGTTTACCCGAGCGGTGTACGTCGGTCCGTCCATCTCGACCAGGCAACAGTCGGCATAGTGGCTGAGCTCGTGCACCGACCGGACCAGGACGTGCCCCTTGTCGGGCTCGTCCTTGAAGCCGATGTCCTGCAGCTCGCCGTTGAAGTGCACGATCTGCGAGGACAGCGCACCGCGCGACACCGGATACCGGGTGGGTGGCGGGTCGTCACCGAAGGCGTACTCGTGCGGGCCGATCTTGGAGGACAGCACCACGAACCACTGGGTGGGCCGACGTGGGGTCTCGAAGTCCCTGAACGAGGCGGTGGTCTCCTGCGCCTGCCAGCCGACGCGGTGCGCCACCGACGACCAGAGCCCTCGGCGGTCGGGTATCTCCCTCTCGTAGATCCGGGTGCCGGTGTTGTCCTTGCCGAGGCTGCGGAGTTGCAGCCGCATCACGTCATAGCGTTCACCAGGAATGAGTCCGCTGAGATAGATCTTGACCGAGAGGGTCTCCAGGTCTTCCTTGACCACGCTGATGCCGAGTGCCATTACGCCATCCTCCGCACGCTCTCGGACCGGGCCGCGTCACGACGCGCCTCGATCCGGTGGGCGATCTCTGTACCGTCGAGGTAAACCGCAACCGGGGTCTGGCGAGGAGCGATACGGACGGGCCCCTGGGTGCCGCCGCCTCCGCCGCCTCCGCCGCCTCCGTTCTGGGACGGTCCCGCAAGCACCGACGGGGCCGCACTGCGCAGCGCGCCGGTCGGGTCGACACCCCCCTGCGTGACGACGTTGATCAGCTTGGTCTCGGTGGCGGTCAACTCGGCGAAGACGCTGCGCACGAGGGCCAGCCCGAGCGGGTCGACCATCGGGATGATCGTGGCCTCACGGGCCACACCGTCGGGCTCGGCGAGATCTTCGAGCTCCGCGTTCACCTCCGCGGTCGCCGCGTCTTCGGCGACCGGAGCTATGGGCACGGACATGGCAGCGTCCGCGGCGGGGAAGGACAGCGGGATCGTCACCAGCTGGCCCAGCCCCTTCACATCCTTCTCGGCCTGCGAGATGTCGGCACCGACGGGCACGTCACGGGGCAGCCCGAACACGTTGGTCAGGACCCGGTTGATCTCCTTCGTGTCGACGCCCGCCTCGATCAGCAGCCCGCGGGTCTCCTGGCGCACCTGCCGGTACCAGGCGTCCTCGTCGAAGCCGGGCACGATCTCCGCGCGGCGGGCACCCTCGTCGAGGCCCTGCTGCACGAAGCCGGAGATCTGGGAGACCAGCTCCTGCTGCTTGTCGCCGAGGTTGCTGATCTGGTTCAGGTTGAGGTTCGCCGGGAGCTCGACCGGCGGGACGTCGTTGTCGGTGCCCTTCTCGTTGATGCCCTGGATCGTGGAGCGGATGTCCTCGATCAGGTCGTCCTTGGAGATGATGAAGTCGACCGTGAGACGCCTGGTCCCACCGATCCCCGCGAACGCCTTGATCGTGGCTTCCAGGGCGTCCTCCGCTGCCTTGCTCAACTTCTCCAGCGAGGCGGCTGCCTGCTCCACCGCCTGCTCGGCGGTGACCATCGAGTCCTCGAACGTGTCGCCGAGGCTGGAGGCGTCGTCGTCGACGCCGGTGACCGTGTCGGCGACGGTGTCCAGGCTCCCCACGAGGAAGTCGATCGCCTTCATCGCGTTGTCGAGCCCCAGGGCGATGACGTCGAAGAAGGGAAGCTTCTGGACCTGGTCGCCCGCCCAGACGTAGATCCGCACGAAGTCCTGGATGATGTCGGCGAAGTCCTGGAGCATGTCCGTGCCGGTCTTCAGCGCGGGCAGCGACAGGGAACCGAGCGCCTGCCACGTCTGCGTGAAGGTGTCCTGCAGCGACGACAGCTTGCCCTGCAGCGTGTCGGCCATGTCAGCCATCGCCGTCGGGTACGCCTTGCCCAGCTCCTGCCGCAGCAGGGTCACCGCGTCGGCGGTCAGCTTCCCGTTGGTGGCGAGCTCCTGCACCTCGGCGACCGTCATCCCCAGCGCCTCGGCCATCGTCTGCCAGACCGGAACACCGGCCTCGGCGAGCTGCTGCATCTCCTCGAAGGTCGCCTTGCCCTTGCCCTCCATCTGGGCGAACACGGTGGCGATCTGGTCGAGCGGGACACCGGTCGCAGCAGCGACGGAGCCGATGTCGTCGAGGTAGGAGGGGATCTCGTCCAGCTCGACCCCGGCCGCCACCAGCCGCTTGGTCGCCTCAGTGGCCTGGTCCAGCTCGAACGGGGTCGACTTGGCCCAGCCCTGCAGGAACGTCAGCGCCTCCACACCCCGGCCCTCGGAGAGCGCGTCGAGCTGGACCGTCAGTGTCTCGATGTCAGCCGCGGCCAGCCCGGACGCGATGCCGATGGCACCGATCCCGACTGCTGCCGCGCCGAGCCCGACAACCGCCACACCGCCAGCAGTACCGGCACGCTTGAGCAAGCCAGGCAGCGCCTTGAGAGCATCAAGACCACCCCCGGACGTGCTGGCTGCGAACTCGGTGAGTAGCAACCGGAGCTCCGACAGCTGCGAGGTGTCGACGTCGACGGCCACGTCGACGACCGGATCCATCTTGTCGAGCGTCTTGATGGTGCGTTGCAGCTCGCCGATCCGCTTCAGAGCCGGTTTGGTGTCGGCGTTGATGTCGGTGCGCAGGTCCTCGACGATCGAGCCGCGAAGCCGGTCGATCTCCTTGCGGGCGTTCTGGATCGCCTCGTCCTCGACGCTGATCTTGGTGGTCTCGCTGTCGATCGCGGCGAGTGCCGTCGCCGTCTCCTGCGACGCCTTCTGAGCGTTGGCGAGCGACTGCATCATCGGTTCGAGACCGGTGACCACACCGCGGGAGTCCGCGGTGATCTTCATCTCGATGTCGTTGGAGGCCATCAGCTCAGCACCTCCCGCACCGCTTCGTCGATCGACTTGTTGATCTTCGGCAGCCACTCGCGGACGGTCGGCCACATGAAGTAGCCGTGCTTCCCCAGGTGTGGCAGGAACTGCATGGTCGTCCTGCGGCGCACGAAGTACGCCCGCCCGAGCGGCGACCGGGCGGCGTAGGCGACCTTCTTGGGCTTCCGGCCGCCGTACTCTCCGCCGTAGTACAGGGCCTGGTCCAGGGAGCTGCCGCTGGCGGCACCGAGCACCGCGACGCCGACGTGGTCCTTCTGGACGAGCAGCGCGTTGGCGGCATGCCGCTGAATCGACGTGAACGTCGCACCATCCATGGCGCGCACCATCGGTGCGGACTCGCGCTGGATCGTCTCGACCGCCTTGGTCTGCACCGTCCGAGGAGCCTCGCGGAACTTGCGGTACGTGCTGTTGAACCCGACAAGCTCGACCCGCGAGGACAGGCCACCCATGGCTACTCCTTCCTGGAGAGCAGGTCGATCATCGTCAGGACGACGTCCTCGTCCTCCTGTTCCAGCTGGGAGACCGGGATGCCGGTTCTTACGGAGAGGGTGCAGAGGAGTCGGCCCCAGGACTGCTCCGGGAACCCTTGCGTGGCTTGGCCTTCGTAGGGTCCGGCTCCTCGTCGGCCCCCTTGTCGTCGCGCACGCCCTCGACCGAGACGCACACCTGGTCGAACGCCTCGTACGTCTTGAGGTCACCGTTGAGGTCCCCGCGACGGACCGCGGCGTGGTGGCCCAGCCAGGTCAGCATCCCGAGGGACATCTGCTCGACCAGCGCGCTCTTGCGGTACTTGGCCTCCCACGCCCGGATGTCCCGACCGTCGTAGGCGGTCTCGATCGCGCGTCCGTCGTCGAGTTCGAGCTTGACCCGCTGACCCAGGCTCACGTCAGCGCGACCTTGTCGGGCTGGCCGACGATGTCGAGGACCTGGCTGAACGCCAGCGGGCTACCGGCCGTACCGCCGAAGCTCGGGGCCGAGGTGGGCTTGCAGGTGCCGGAGCGCCAGGCCGCGGCGGGCTCACCGAGCGCCACCTCGAACTCGATCTCGCTGACCGGGTCGGACTCATAGGAATCCGCGATGATCTCGCAGAGTCCGTTGACGTCAGTCCAGTCCTGGAAGCCCTCCAGGTTGAGCTTGTACGACGCGGTTGCGAAGGTCTCGGTCCCGCAGAACGTCTCGATCTCCTCGGTCGAGGGCTCGTCGGTGACTTCGGCGCGGTTGAGCTGGCACTCGAACTGCTCGTCCCCCAGCCGGAGGGTGAGCTTCTTGAGCAGGGTGGCCATCGTGATCTCCTTGTTGTCAGGCGCGGACGCGCACGGTGATGGCGTATCCGGGCAGGTCCTGACCGGAGACTGTGACGGTGATCGGGCGGGCATCAACCGGCTCGATCAGCGCGATGCCCGGCACCGTGGCGCTGGCAAGCGCCGAGGTGACGAGCTGGAGGATCCGGGACAGCGCGACCTGCGCATCCCGGTCGTTGTTGCGGCTGACGACCAGCGTCAGCGGGTAGGTCCACGTGCTGTCGCAGAAGCCGCCCAACGTGTCGAGGTAGTCGACCGAGGGCTGGCCGATCACCACCGCCGGAGGCCGCACGATGTCGGCGACGTACCAGTGGACGCGGACCAGGTCCTTGAGGACGTCGGCCAACGCCTGCGCGATGTCGACGGACAGCTTCTCGGTGACGGCCATCAGGACACCGCGATCACTCTGTGAGGAGCTTCAAGAGCTGCCACGTCGGAGTCATAGGCCGGGACGCGGGCGGAGACGAAGTCGCCGCCCCCGCCCGTCAGACCGACGATGCCCTCAGGTGAGTTGCGCCGCGCCGCGAGGCGCTGCGCGCGCAGGAAGACCGCCTCGATGAGGTCGTGGTCGAACGCGGGGTCGCCGAAGTCGTCGACCGGGTAAAGGACGACGCGACCCTGCTGGACGAGTGCTGCGTCGAGCGACTGCTGCAGCACCACATCGTCGGCCGTGTCGGCAGCCTCCAGACCCAACCAGCTCTTGAGATCCGCCAACGTGGGAATGCTCATCTCTGTGCCCTCCGCTTCTGCTGCTTCTGCTCGTTGTGGCAGATGCGGCAGTAGCCCGCGTGGCGGTTCTCGTCGTTCTCGCCGTAGGGGTGTCCGCGCTTGCAGACACGCATACGACGAGCCTCTCCACGCACGCCCGCAGCGCGGTCAATGCTGTTGACCACGTTGGTCACCGGCTCCAGGTGTGCTGGGTTGCAGCACGGGGGGTTCTGGCACAGGTGATCCAGCACCAGCCCCTCAGGAATCGGACCCACGAGCGCTTCGTAGACGATCCGGTGGACCACCGTTGACCCTTGCCCGTTGAGCGGGTGCGTCTGCCCGTAGCCACGCGCGCCGTTGAGTCGAGCACCGGTCCATTCCCAGCAACCGTTCTCAATCTCGACGATGCGCGACGTGATGCGTGCGGGCAGGACGTCACTCAGCACTTCCGGGTCAAGGGTCATGGTGGTCATTGTCACGCGCCTGCAGAAGCCTCGACGAGCGCGGCCGGACGGGTGACCACGGTCTTGCATCGGGTCTCGGCCAGGGCGTCGAAAATATTCTCGGCCCAGTGGGTGCCGTGAGAATCCGTGACATAGAGCACCACACTGTTGCGTCGGTAGTGCTGGACACCGGCCCGGAAGTCGCCGACCGTGACCGTCCCCTCGGCAGCCGCGGGGTCGTGCACGATGGTCAGACCCCAGTACGGATCGCCCCGGAACATGCCCATCGAGGCGATGTCGATGTCGACCGCGTCGTTGGGGTGCACGATCGCTGCGTTGGCGTTGAAGCCAGCCGCCTCGACCGTCGCCATCCCGGCCCTGATGGCTCCGCTCACACCGGAGCCTGCGGGACCCGTCACCGTCGGCAGGGTGGCAGCAGCCACCGCGGCCTTGGCCTCGGCCTCGACCTTGCGGGACACCTCGCGCTGCAGCTCGCCGTTGATGAACGAGCGGACCGCGGGAGCGTCCTCGGCGAGCTGCCGGGTGAAGCTCGTGCGACCAGCGATGGTGTCGAGCGAGGACGAGGTGACGTCCGGCTCCCACTCCAGCTCCGGCTTGCTGGCCTTCTCCGGGACGACCGCGGCGGCACCGGACTTGAGGGTCCAGACGATGTAGTCGATCGCGTTGGTCGAGACCGTGACCACGTTGGTCAGCGGGATCAGGATGCTCCGCGGCTCCGGAGGCGACAGGTCGTAGACCGGCATCGAGGGAAGCGCGTCGGCCATCGAGACCAGCGAGTGCGGGAGCGCCCGCTCCTGCAGCTCGATCTCGTACTTGCCGGACGTGCCGCGGTGCGGCCACTCCATGAACTGAGAACTACGGATGAACTGCTCGCCCCAGTCGAGCGGGCGCTCCTCGGTGGTGACAGCGGCACGGCGCTGGGTGGACTTGGCCATCCGGCCGTCGAGGGCGTCGGCCGCGGACTGGGCGTCCATCAGCTTCACGAGCCGCTCGATCTGGCCGTCGAGGTTGGTGCCACGCTCTTCGAGACCCTTGAGGGCGTCCGAGCCGGGGTCGTAGTCGTCGGCCTCGATCAACGCAAGGGCTGCGGATCGGACCTGGTCTCGCTCTTCACGCAGGTGGTTCAGGACATCAGCGGACATGGGAAGCGCCTCCTGGGACGCTCGCAGGATCACGAGCGGGGGAGGCGCTGATGCGTCGGGTGTGCGCCTACTGCAACTTCGGCGGCCGACGGTTCACCTGAACCGCTGTCGTCGACCAGGCTACGCCAGTCAGTGGTTCCAGGCGAGCGCCCGCATCCTGCGCGCCTCACGCTCGGCCTCGACGGCGTCGGCCCCGCGCACGCTGGCGACCATGGCGTGCTCGGCGTAGGCACCGTGATCGACGAGCGCGACACCGAGCAGGTACGCCTTGCTGTGCCGGACGTGGAGCCCGTCGGCTCGGCGCTGCACCTTCATCCAGTCGGCCATCGGCCGGAACGTGATCGAGCACTGGTCGAGCGACCCGTCGAGCGCGAGCTCGCGAGCCTCCTCGCCGTTGGCGGTGTTGGAGAACTTCGCGTTGATCCACAGCCCGTCAGCGCGGTCCTCCACGTTGAGGGCGTGGCCGACCAGCGGGCCGCCGTGCCGGTGCCACATCTTGGTGCGGTGCGGGGCCTTCGAGGCCGAGGCGAAGGTCTTGGGCTCCATCAGCTCCCAGATCTCGTGGTCGATCTGCGCCTCCACGCCGTACGGCACAGCCCGCATCAGGATCGTGCCCTTCTCGACGTCGACGGCCTCGACGTCGGCGACCCGCTCCTGGACGCGGCGGTACCGCTCGGGGATCAGGGCGTCGTTCACGACTTCCCCCTGGTGCTGCCGCTCTTGGCCTGCGCCGACTTCTTCTTCGCCGACTCCTGCTCCGGCTCGACCTTCTCGGCGACCGTGTCGGCCGCCTCGGCGGCCTTGCGGCGGGCGTTTCGGTTCAGCGAGCGGACTCGCGGCCGACGGGTCATGCGTCCTCGTGCCATGGTGTTGCTCCTCGTGATCGTGATCAGTGACGCCATGCCTGGGTGCTCCGGATCGCCCGCACCGACGCCGGTTCGAGCTCCGGCTCCGGAACCGGGGCCGGAACCGGGGCAGGCGATGACTCCGGCTCCGGCTCCGGCTGCGCGGGAAGCGGCGGCAGGCCCTCGGACTCGCGCCACTCGTCGACGGTCATCAGCCCGGCCGCGACCGCGGCAGCGCCGGTCTCCACCCGCTCGGACAGCGGCGGGTTGGCGAAGCCGTCGAGGTTCACCTTGACACCCTGGGTGCCGGGCAGCAGCGCGGTGAGCGTGTCCTCGACCGCGGAGATCCACGGGGCCAGACCGAAGTCGCGGTGGTTGAGCCAGGCGTCGCGGATGTTGCTGTACGTCGCGGAGTTCGTCATCGTCACGCCGAGCGTCTCCGGGCTCAGCCCGAAGGCGTAGGCGACGTCGGAGATCGACAGCCGCTTCACCTCACCGAGAGCGGCGTCGACCGGGGACAGGTTGAGCGGCTGGAACGAGGTGAACGAGTTCAGCACCGCGATCGAGCGGCGGTCGCCGCCGTGGCTGGCCATCCACTTCCGCTTGAGCTCCTCGGCCTGCTCCTGGGTCATCGAGTTCATCGTCGAGTCGACCTTCAAGTAGCCCGCGGGGATCCCGGACCGGAAGGTGCCGGACGCATAGGAGTCCACCTGCCCCGCAAGCTTGAACGCCTGCGGGCTGGCCTCGAAGACACCCATGGAGTGGCCCTCGGCGTCGACCGCCGAGTGCGGGTTGCGCAGCGTCACCAGGCGGTAGGTCACCGCGCCGAAGGACAGGTAGCCCTGCCGGTCGAAGACCGCCTTCTCCTCGGCGGCACCGTCCGCGCCGAGCACCCAGTGCAGCGCGCCCTGGCTGTCGCGCTCGGTGGAGAGCAGCTGGGCGTTCACGTTGCGCAGCGTCCCGGCCAGCGGCTGACCGGTCTCGTCGAGCTGGGTGATGAACGCGCCGACGCCCCACCAGATCGCGTCGGCGATCCAGCTGCGCCAGACCAGCGACCGGGGCAGCTTCACCACCTCGGGGTAGACGTCCTCGGCGTACCTCGCGTCCGGGCGCAGCAGCATAGGGTCGGTGATCCAGCGCGGCCGGTAGGTCGGCTGGCCTCCGAAGCCCAGCTCCAGCACCCGGAACGGGGCCGCGGTCAGCGGCCCGGTAATCAGCGAGGTGGCCCTGGTGACCACCGGCAGCCCGGCGGCGTAGCCGTTGGTCCAGGGGCCGTGCGGTCCGATCGGATAGGACAGGCCGCCGCTGTCGAGGCCCATCCAGTAGATCGGCGGTTGCCCGGACGGGTTGATCCCCTCAGTCGGCTCCCAGCCGCCTTTCATCAGATCACCCGAGGTGCGGGTATATCGGGCGCGGTGAGCGACCTTGAGCTTCGTTCGGGGTGGGATCGGCATCTCGACCTCGTGTGGAAGACAACGGGGAGTGCCGACCTGGCCCAGCTACTGTAACGCCGTCAGTGGTCGAAGGCCCAGTGGCACGGCTTGCAGCGCGGCTCGTAGTCCCAAACACTCAGCGAGTAGGTGAGCCCGTGCTCGTCGAGGACTTCGATGTCGGCCTCGTGGTTGTAGGCCCATTCCCGCCCCATCGCGCCGCAGTCGACACACCGGTACTCCCACGCCGAACCGCGCTCCTTGGTGACCAGGCTGTGGATGGTGGCGTACGACGGAAGGTTGGACACGTCGTCGCGAGTGCAGCCGCACGACAGCGACTGTCCCCAGCGCAAGTTGGATCCCATGACGACGTCGCGGGTGCCGCACCTGCAGACGACCTCCCACAGTGGTCGAGTGCTCCCATTGGGAAAGACATGCGTACCTGCCCGAGCGATCACGGTCCAGGACCCGAACGTCAGACCCGTCAGGTCGATCAGCACACGAGCGCTGGTGATCTCCTTGCGGAGGCATCCGCACGATCGACGCGAGCCGTCGCGCAGCTGGTTGACCGTCACCAGGACGGACGGAGCCTCAGGGCACGAACAACGGCACCACCACCGCACATGGACCTTGCCCTTAGGCGAGACGTAGTCCGGGCCTCTCTCCACGACGGTGAGCCGTCCGTGCACCTCGCCAGTGCGGTCGATCAGTACGCTGCCCATGTCGACTCCTCTCAAGTCGGCCAGAGCCGGGCTGCGGTGACCGCCGCGCCCGGCTCGCTCATTGTCACCAGATCGCGGGGACCCCGCCAGCGTTTCGTGCCCGGTCGACGGCCCAGCAGGCGCTCTTCACGACGTCGGCGCGGCTCTTCGACACCAGCCGTGCACCGTCGGAGCTCGGTAGCACCCGCAGCGCCAGAACCTGCTCGGTGAGGTCCGGGCTGGAGTCGTGGGACAGCAGCCCGTCGTCGGCGAACCGGCGCAGGTCCATCGCCGCCTGCCGGGTGGTGCCGCCGACGGGCTCGACGCCCACCAGGCCGGAGGCGATCGACTTGCCGACCAGCAGCACGCCCGCGCCGGACGCCTGGGCCGCGGCGATCGCCGCCGGGACGTCGTCGTAGGTCTTCGAGGTGACGCCGACCCGGCCGTCGCCGAGCGGCTCGGCCAGCGAGCACGCGGCACCGGACTGGAACCACGCCTCCACCGCCGCCACCGCGGGGACGCCGGGCACATGCCCGTTGAACGCCTCCCACTCGCTGTCGGTGAAGACCGATTCACCTGTCGGCGTGAGGGCGTCGACCCACCACGCGGAGTTCAGGTACTGGCTGGCGAAGCTGGCCAGCGGATCCGGGTCGTCCGGGTCGGGTTCGGCGGTGCCTGCCAGCGCCTGCTCGTACTTGGTGGCGATGAACGCCCGCCGCTCCGCAGTCCAGTGCGGGCTGGCGGCCCGCCAGACGGCCTCCTCGCCGATCAGGGCGTCCTTGGGGGCCGCCCACATCAGCAGCAGCGTGGAGGCGTCCTCGAAGCCGTTCGCGAGGGCCGCGGTGATCCTGCGGCGCATCAGCGGAGTCGCCCGCCGGTGGCTCGTGGAGACCAGATGCAGCTGCGGGTTGCAGCGCTCCAGCAGGGACGGCTCCAGACCGTCGTCGACCACCGAGACCGGCACCCCGAACGCCTCGTCGACGATGCCGTAGCCGACGTCGTAGCCGTAGGTGGAGTCCTTGCCGCGGATCACGAACCGGGAGCCGTCGGGGGCCTCGATCTCCTCGGCACCGGTGCGTCGGCGAAGCGACCAGCCGGTGGTCTTGGCCCAGGCCCAGGTCTTGCGGTGATGCTCCAGCACGATCGCGGTGTCCTTGCCGCACAGCAGCACCAGCTGCTGCTCGCCGAAGATCTCGGCGTGGGAGGTGCGGTACACCGAGGCGGTGCGGAGACGCACCGACTTCCCAGCGCGTCGGGGGGTGGACTCGATGACCGTGCGGAAGCACAGCGACCCGTCCGCGCGGTGCGCCCACTGCATCCGGAGCGCGAACCGCTGCCACCAGCGAAGCCGGATCCCAAGCTCGTCGGCGATCCACTTCTCGGCCTCGACGCCGTAGGAGCCGACCGCGTCGTCCGGAGGCGGACTCATGTACAGCGGCCAGGCGGCGTCCGCCGGGATCGGGAGAAGGTCGGCCAACCACGCGACACCCTCGACCGACTTCGGATCGAAGACCGGGGTGTTGGGGTCTTCCGACTTCACACAAGGAGAGGGGCGGAGATTCCCGTGGGGAGGGCCCCCCTCAAGAACCGGCAAGGATCCTGCGGCCTTCTCGACCCTGGCTTCGGCCTTGGCCTTGTCGATGACTCCCTGCTGTCCGGACTTGTCGGAGCAGGGTCGGCACTGGATGGCCCAGGTGTCGGGGTCGAACTGCCGGTGCGCCTGCCCCATGGCGATCAGCTCACCGCGGCTGGGGGTGTGGTGGATGACCCACTTGTCGCCGAGCTTGACGATCCGTGGGCAGGTCGCGCACGTGGTCGGGAGCTGTCGCTCCATCAGTGCTCGGGCTCGGGTGACGTCCCTGCCGCCCCACACTCCGGTGCCCCTGGTCATCAGCTCGCCGCCTCCTCAGGCTCCGGCTGCTGCCGCTTCACCCTGACCTTGATCAGCGGCAGGTACTGCTCCTCCGACTCCACGGCCAGGCAGCGCATCCCTTCCAGCAGGGCGGCCTCGACTGTCGTTCCGCTGCCAGCGAACGGGTCGAGCACGGTCGCACCTTGAGGTGCTACCAGCCGCACCAGCCACCGCATCAGGGCCAGCGGCTTGACGGTGGCATGGGCGATGCCGCCCACCTTGGGCCGCTCCTTGACGCCAGCCTTGGAGCAGTAGAAGTACCTCGCCTGCTCGAACTCGACGGTCTCGTCGAGGAGGACGTTGGCCGGGTAGCGCCCGCCGTCGTGGTTGGTCGGAGTGAACGACGAGCCCTCGTGGAACATGCCGGATGCTCCCGGCGTCCTGTCGTCACCGGCCATCGTGGTCCGCTTGGTGGTGATGCGGTTGACCTTGTGCTCGCCGTTGGACTCGATCCGGCAGCCGTCGATGTTGAGGGCCCCGGTGCCGTGGGTCAGCACGCAGCTGGCGACCGTCCCCTTGAACGGCTTCCTGGCCAGCACGATCGGCTCCATCGCGGGCTTGAGGCGGGTGTGCCAGCCGTCCCACTGCTTCGCCTCCGGTGTAGCCGGGGCGTACGTGTGGTGCTGTGCCTCGACCTGCTCGGGGTCGAACATCCACGGCCGGGTGTAGCCGTCCTTGCCGGACAGCGCACCGGTGTCGCGGAGCGAGGCGATGTTGTCCTTGCCGACGAACTGCTCGTGACCAGGCCGCACCCCGACGTACTCGGTGCGCTCCACACCGGCCTGCTTGTCGATGGCCTTGCCGACGTTCTGGTCACCGGCCGGGAAGCCCTGCCCGTACAGCCAGACCAGCGAATCGCGGATCTCGAACCCGGCGTCCTCTACCGCGCACGCCATGCGGTGGTAGGTCCGGGTGCCACCGAAGGCCAGCAGGTGACCGCCGGGCTTCAGCACCCGCAGCACCTGGGCCCACAGCTCGACCGAGTAGGCGATCCCACCGCCGTCCCACGCCTTGCCCATGAAGCCGAGCTCGTAGGGCGGGTCGCAGACCACCGCGTCGACGCAGGCGTCGGGCAGTCCGGCGAGGACGTCACGGCAGTCGGCATGCCCGATCCAGACCCTGTCGTCCTGGTACCACGCGGAGGTCACTGACGCAGGGGCGTCGTTTGTCGCAGGGTTGACATAACGTCAGTCTGCACCCTCGCGCAGGGCGGCGCGGTCCTCACGC